CGGTCGCGCGCCCGGCCGAGATCGGGCACCGGCCCCGCGTCCTCGTCCAGGCCGCGCGCGATCGCGGCCGGGTCGCGGGCGACTTCCCCAACGCTGACATCCTGCTCGCCGCCCCCGCCCCCGGCGGCCGGGCCGCGAGGCTGTTCGCCGAGCTGCTGCGGCGCCGCGCCGGTCGCCGGGGCATGGCCACCGATCCCGAGGCGGACCTGCCGGCCGATGTCGCGGCCGATGCTCACCGCAGCACCTGCCTGCGCCAGGACCTGCACGCGCTCGCGGCCCTCTACGACCACTGCCCGACCCTCTACCCGGTCGTGGCGCTGCGCCGGGGCGACGGGCTGCCGGTGAACGGCGAGCGTCTGCGCGCCGCCCTCTCGGGTGCCGGCGGCTCGTCGCCCGCCCTCGCCTGCGCGGAGAGCTGACGATGGCCTCCGCGCGCGACGCCTGGATCGACGAGGCCCGCTCCGCCGACCTCGTCGCCTACGCCCGCACCCTGTCGCCGCGGCTCCACCGCAGCACGGGCGAGTGGACCGGCCCGTGCCCGGGCTGCCGCGGCCGCGACCGCTTCGCGATCTCGATCGCCAAGAACGTCTGGCGCTGCCGCGGCGGCGGCGGCGATCCGATCGGCGGCGACGTCATCGCGCTGGTGCGCCACGTCGAGGGCTGCGACTTCTTCACCGCCTGCGAGATCCTCACCGGCCGCCCGCGTCCCGGCGCCGAGCCCGAGACCGAGGAGCAGAGGACAGCCCGCCGCGCGGCGCGCGCCGCCCGCGAAGCCGAGCGCGAGCGGGAGCGGGCGGCGCAGGAGGCCGCGAGCGCGCGCTTTCGCGAGTGGGAGCGCACGAAGCTGTGGGACCTGTGGGAGGCCGCGGCCGACCTGACCGCGGGCGATCCCGCCACCGCCTACCTCGCTCGGCGCGGCCTCACCGCCCCGCCCGGGGCGCGGCTGCGCTGCGCGTTTGCCCACCCGTACTTCGCCCATGGCGGCCAGGGCGCGGCCGTGATCCACGAGGGCCCGGCGCTGCTCGCCGCGATCCGCGGGCCGGACGGGCGCTTCGCCGGCCTGCACGCGACCTGGATCGACCTCGCCCAGCCCGACGGCAAGCTCGTGCTCGCCGACGCCGCGACCGGCGAGATCCTGCCCGCCCGCAAGGCCCGCGGCTCGGTCGGCGGCGGACGGATCGAGCTCGTGCGCCACCCGTCTCCCGTGCGCCTCGTGCTCGGCGAGGGCGTCGAGACCGTGCTGTCGGCGTGGCGGGCGCTGTCCGCGCTGCGGCCGGACTTCGTGACTGGCGCCGCGTTCTGGGCCGGGATCAGCCTCGGCAACATTGCCGGCCGCGCCGCCGACCGGATCGCCCACCCGACCCTGACCCAGACCGATTCGCTCGGCCGTGTGCGCCGCCTGAGCGTCGGCGGGTCCGAGCCGCACCCCGAGCCCGGGCCGATGATCCCGCTGCCCGCGAGCGTCACCGAGCTGTGGCTGTGCGGCGACGGCGATTCCGACCGCTTCACCACCGCCCACGCCCTGGAGCGGGCCCGCCGCCGCTACCGGGCCGCCCACCCGGACCTCGCCGCCCACATCGCCTGGGCGGCCGAGGGCCAGGACTTCAACGACATGCTGATGGGAGCCGCCGCCTGATGCCCGCCTCCGCCCCCGACGTCCTCACCCTCGCCTTCGCCGCCGCGGGCGCCCGGCCGGTCGTCCGTCACCTCGCCTCGCACGTCGAGGGGCCGCGCGCGCCGCGGCCGGCGCCGGGGTTCTCGGGCCTCCTCGACCGTGTCCGGCCGGGCGCGGGGGCGGCCGAGGTCGGGCGCACCGCGCGGCTGGCGATCGACACCGTGCGCCGCGCCCGCGCCGGCGCCGAGGCGGTGCTGCCGGAAGCGCCGGTGCCCGCGCCCGTCCCCGCCCTCCCGGGCAGCGTCAAGGATGCGCTCGGCGGCTACAGCGCCGCGCAGCTCTACGCCCACGCCCGCGAGCAGCTCCTCGCGATCCGCTCCACCCTCGAATACGCCGAGGATCTCGCCTCGGGCCGGCACCTGCCGCGCCCCTGCCGGGCGACCCCGCTCGTCGAGTTCGAGACCCCGGCCTGCATCGCCGAGTTCGTCGCCACGACCCGGGTGCGCCATGCCCAGGCCGAGGCTGTGTGCCGGACCCTCGCCCTGTGCATCGGCCGCGAGGCGGTGCTCGGCGCGGCGCTGGAAGGGGAGGGCACGTGATGGCCGCCGCTCCCGACTACCGCCGATTCCTCGAGAGCAAGATCCGCCTCGCCGAGGCGACCGGCTTCGAGATCGCCGACGCGGACGTCCACCCGCGGCTCCTCGGGCATCAGCGCGCGGTCGTGCGCTGGGCCGTGCGCGGCGGCTGCCGGGCGATCTTCGCCCTGTTCGGGCTCGGCAAGACCGGCATGCAACTCGAGGTGCTGCGCCTGTGCCTCGCCTGGGCCGGCGGCCGCGGCCTGATCGTCGCCCCGCTCGGGGTGCGCCAGGAGTTCTTCCGCGAGGCCCGCGCGCTCGGCATCCCGCTCACCTTCGTGCGCTCGCTCGACGAGGCGCCCGAGAGCGGGCTCTGCCTCACGAACTACGAGGCGGTGCGCGACGGCCGTCTCGACCCGGCCGCCTTCACCGCCGTGAGCCTCGACGAGGCGTCCGTCCTGCGCTCGTTCGGCTCGAAGACCTACCAGACCTTCCTCCCCCTGTTCGAGGCGGTGCGCTTCCGCTTCGTCGCCACCGCAACGCCCTCGCCCAACCGCTACAAGGAAATCATCCACTACGCCGGCTTCCTCGGCGTGATGGACACGGGGCAGGCCCTGACCCGGTTCTTCCAGCGCAACTCCGAGAAGGCGGGCGACCTCACCCTCTACCCGCACAAGGAAGACGAGTTCTGGCTGTGGTGCGCCTCGTGGGCCGCCTTCCTGCAACGGCCCTCCGACCTCGGCTTCTCGGACGAGGGCTACGACCTGCCCCCGCTCACCGTGCGCTGGCACGAGGTCGAGACCAACCTCGCCGATGCCGGCGCCGAGCGCGACGGGCAGGGCATCCTGTTCCGGGCCGCCGCGGTCGGTCTCGCGAACGAGGCGCGCGAGCGGCGCGACACGCTGCCGGCCCGCATCGCCAAGCTGCGGGCGATCCTCGACGCCGATCCCGACAGCCACCGGCTGATCTGGCACGACCTCGAGGCGGAGCGCCACGCGATCCAGGCAGCCGTGCCGGACGCGGTCGCGGTCTACGGGACCCAGGACCTCGACGAGCGCGAGGCGGCGATCGTCGCGTTCTCCGACGGCGCGTTCCGCTACCTCGCCGCCAAGCCCGTCATCGCGGGTTCGGGCTGCAACTTCCAGCGCCACTGCCACAAGGCCGTGTTCGTGGGGGTCAGCCACAAGTTCAACGACTTCATCCAGGCGATCCACCGGATCCAGCGCTTCCAGCAAGCGTATCCGGTCGAGATCGACATCATCCATTCCGAGGCCGACCGGGAGGTCGTGCGCGACCTGCAGGCGAAGTGGGCGCGCCACGAGGAGATGGCGGCGCGCATGGCCGCGATCATCCGTACCCACGGGCTGCACCGCGCCAGCCTCGCCGGGGTCCTGACCCGCAGCCTCGGCGTGACCCGGGCCGAGACGATCGGCGACGGCTGGCAGCTCGCCCACAACGACTGCGTCGAGGAATGCCGCCACCTCGCGGACGATTCCCTCGACCTCGTCGTCACCTCGATCCCGTTCTCGAACCACTACGAGTATACGCCGAGCTACAACGATTTCGGCCACACCGACGACGACCGGCACTTCTTCGAGCAGATGGACTACCTGACGCCGCAGCTCCTGCGCGCGCTCAAGCCCGGCCGGCTCGCCTGCATCCACGTCAAGGACCGGATCCTGTTCGGCTCGGCCACCGGCACCGGCACCCCGACGGTCAACCCGTTCCACGCCAAGACCCTGTTCCACTACATGGAACACGGCTTCCTCTACATGGGGATGATCTTCATTGATACCGACGTCGTGCGGGAGAACAACCAGACGTATCGCCTGGGCTGGACCGAGAACGGCAAGGACTCGACCAAGATGGGCGTCGGCAGCCCGGAGTTCGTGCTGCTGTTCCGCAAGCTGCCGAGCGACCGCAGCAAGGCCTACGCCGACGAGCGGGTGACGAAGGACAAGCCGCTCTGCCTCACCGCCGACGGCCATCTGGTGGCGTTCGACGATAGGCTGCCGCCCCAGCCCGGCACCGGCTACTCGCGCGCCCGCTGGCAGGTCGACGCCCACGCCCGCTGGCGCTCGTCGGGCGACCGGTTGATGAGCGCGGAGGAGCTGGCGCGCCTCTCGCCCGAGGCGCTCGCGGCCTCCTTCCGCGCCGCGAGCCTGCGCGAGGTCTACGACCACGAGGCGCACGTGCGCCTCGGCGAGGAGCTGGCACAGCGCTTCGCCCTGCCGGCGACGTTCCTCAGCCTGTGGCCGGGCTCGAACCGACCCGATGTCTGGACCGACATCGCCCGGATGGTGACGCTCAACACCGATCAGGCGAGCAAGGGCCGCGAGAAGCATGTTTGCCCTCTGCAGCTCGACGTCGTCGATCGCCTGATCCGGCGCTACTCGCTGCCGGGCGAACTCGTCTTCGATCCCTTCGCCGGCCTCGGCACGGTGCCGCTGCGTGCCCTCAAGGCCGGCCGGCGCGGCCGCGGCTGCGAGCTGAACCCGGGCTACTTCGCCGATTCGGTCCGCTACCTGCGCGCAGCCGAACAGGGCCGGGCCGCCCTCTCGCTGTTCGACGCCCTCGACCTCGCCGCTTCGGCCACGCCCCAGGCGGCCGAGTGATGGCGCCCCTCCCGCGCGGATCGACCATGCCCGCCCCCAACCCGCTCCCCGACCTCGACGCACCGTTCTGGCGCGCCCTCCCGCTCGCCGAGTTCGCCGACCGCTTCGGCGAGTCCGGCCCGCCCGGCACGTTCGACCTCGCTCCGGGCTGGACGCTCGCCCTGGTGAGCCTGAGCTACCCGAGCGGACGTGCCACCCTCTGGGGCTGGGCGCGACCGCCCTTCGCGATCCACCTCGAGCACCTGCCCGTCCGCCCAGGCGACGACGGCGTGATCCGCACCCTCGCGGGCCTGAGCCATCTGCCCTCGGGACGGCGGATCGCGACCTTCTTTACGGAAAAGGACGCGGCCGCCGCCGCGATCGTGGCGCCGCTGCTCGTCGGCTCTGTCCCGTTCGATTCCGGCCACCGGGCAACCGAGGCGCTGCGCGCCGCAGGCTTCCGGCGCTGCCTCGCCCGCCTGCCCCACGGCGACACCGTCCGAGACCTCGCCGTGTTCTGGCGCCGCCTCGACGCCTGAGCCCCGCCATCCGCCGCCCGCATCGCACCTCGTCCGAGTGAGATCCCCGTGTCCGACGATCCCAAAGCCCGCATCGCGGACGCCTTCACCCCGCTGCCGGACCCGGAACCCGGTTTCGACGACGCCGACCGCTTCGAACCCTCGACCGACGACGTCGAGGAGGGCGACGCCCCGTCCGGATCGGGGCTCGACAACGTCGACGGCAGCGTCGTCGAGCGCTGCGCCGGTCTCGATCACTCTGACACCGACAACGGCCTGCGCCTGCGCCTGCATTTCGGCCGCGACCTCTCGGTCATGGCGCAGGAGGGCACGCCCGGCGGCGACTGGCTGGCGTGGTGCGGGACCCACTGGGATCTCGCCGGCGGCGCGTCCGGCGCGCGGATGATCGCCCAGCGCCTCGGCGACCGCATCGGCCTGGAGGCGGCCTACCTCGGCCACACCCCCGACGAGACGAAGGCGATCCGGGCCGGCAAGGCGGCCTCCCGCAAGGCGGCCGAGGACCGCACCGACGAGGATCGCGAGGCGATCGAGCGCAAGAGCAAGGCCGAGAAGGCGCTCGACCAGCGCCGCAGCCGCCGACGCGCCTTCGGGGTGACCTCGAAGAACAAGGGCCGGTTCGAGGCCGCGCTCGAATGCGCCGCGCCCCACCTGCGCCGCGCGCCCGACCGCTTCAACCCGGCCCGGCTCACCTTCGCGACCCTCACCCACACCCTGCGGTTCTCGCGCCGGCTCGACGAGGAAGCCAACGACGCCCTCGACCCGGAGGCCTACGCGGCCGCGCCGCGGGTCTACCGCGTCAGCCTGCACGCCGCGCCCGGTCACGAGCGCGACGACTGGATCACCGCCGTCGTGCCCACCGCCTACGATCCCGACGCGGTCGCGCCGCGCTGGGAGGCCTTCCTCGCCGAGATGCTGCCCGACGCCGACAAGCGCCGCACCGTGCAGCAGTTCGCCGGCGTCGGGCTCCTGGCGATCCCGGTCCAGCGGGTGATGTTCCACTACGGGCTCGGCGCCAACGGCAAGAGCGTGTTCCTCGAGGTGCTCTGCCGCCTGCTCGGCCCCGGCCTTGCCGTCGGCCTGCCGCGCGAATCCCTCGTCGGCGGATCGGAGCGCGCCGCCGGCGCGGCCTCGCCCGACATCGTGCGCCTGTACGGCAAGCGCCTCGTGCGCGTGACCGAGCTCAAGGCCGACGTGCCGGTCCAGGAGGATCTCATCAAGCGCCTGACCGGCGGCGAGGCGATCCCCGCCCGCACGCTGTTCAAGGGCTTCTTCGAGTTCCAGAACTTCGCCACCCCGCACATGTCGGGCAACGGCTTCCCGACCATCGACGGCACCGACAACGGCATCTGGCGGCGCATGCTGGTCGTGCACTGGGACCAGACGCTGCCCGAGGAGCGCCAGCGCGACTTCGAGGAGTTCGTGTCCGAGTTCGTGACCGAGGAAGGACCGGGCATCCTCAACTGGCTCATCGCGGGCGCCCGCGACTTCCTCCTTAACGGCCTGTCCGTCGCCACCTCGATTCGGGACGCGACGGGCGAGTACCGCGAGGAGATGGACCCGATCGGCGAGTTCGTCACCGCCTGCGTCGTCCAGGCTCAGGGCTACAAGGTCCAGGCCAACGACATGTATCAAGCCTACATGTCGTGGTCGCTCGCCAACGCCAAACGCGTCCGCTCGCAGACGAAGTTCGGGCGAACACTCAAGCAGCGCTTCGAGAAATCGAGCATCAACGGCTGTGTCTACTACATGAACTGCGACCTGCAGAACGTGCCGGCGCGCCCGGTCTCGGCCCGGAACCCGGAAGACTAGCGGCCGCGCGCGTCCCAACCCTCGACCCGCGGTAGACCGTCGAGAGGGTTGGTAGACCCCGGACCGCCGACCATCCAAGCGAAATTCGTCAATCCCTCGAAACCCTTGGCCGCGCCGGTAGAGGGTGTAGAGGGTTTTGCTCGCGTATAGGAATCCTACGGGGTTCGGGGTGGCGTCATGCTCGGCATGATGAGAAATTCCCATGTATAGGGGGAGACTATCTACACCCTCTACAACGGCTCTTAAACCATTGATGATGCAAGCTAATCACCCTCACAGAGGGTCTACCTGACCCTCTTTGAACCCTCGACAAGGGTCTACCTTGAGGTTGATGGCGATGCGCAAGCGGATCGGGATTGAGGAGTTCCTGTCCTGGGCCTACCGGGACGAGCTGCCGAAGGCGCAACCGGAGGGTGGTCTCGTCGGCCCGGAGAGCTTCCGGGGGTGCATGGGCGGCGTCCAGAGGGTCGAGGAACTCGGGACGCTGGTCGACGTCCCCGACAACCGCTACGGCGTCGTCGCCAACCGCTGGGCCGCCGACGATCCGCATCCGGACGCGGTCCTGGCCGCCGAGGCGGTCGAGGGGCTCGACCGCATGGTGGTCGACCTGCCCGACGACTGGAATCCGCTCGCCGACATGGGCGACCTCGGCCCGCTCGGCGCGGTCGCGATCCGCACCGGACTGCGCGGCCTCGTCACCCTTGACGCGGCCGGCCGGCGCACCCTGCGCTCGCAGGTCACCCCGCGCCGCCTCGTGTTCCGCCACGCGCTGATGCGCGACGCGCCCGATTGGGAAGGGGAGGCGCCCACGGTCGCCCTCACGCGCGGCGCCAACGGCAAGCCGCTGTGGTTTCGCCGGGCCGTGGTCGAGGGCGAGGCCGGCCCCTACGAAATCGAGGTCGACGGGATGGACCGCAAGCGGCGCATCCCGATGCCCGACGCCTACCAGAAGCCCTACCTCGACCCGTGTCCGGTCGATACGATCATCGGGCGCGGGGAATACGAGATCTGGCGTTCGGCCCTCGATCTCCTGCACGAGGACCTCGCCCCGCATCTCGCCGCCTTCGATCTCCAGCCCTGCTCCCGCCCGCAGCGCCCGTGGGAAGCGCCGGCCGCGCCGACCCGGCGGGTTTTCCACATCGGATTTCAGGGACCGCACAGAGGGCGGACCGAGTTGGAGGCACGTCTGGCGCGTCCGATCGTGCAGCACCAAGCTTGACGGCGCGCCTGGAATTTGGTGACACTCCGAACCGTCAGAACTGTGACTAACCCGAACCCCCGGCGCCCCCCGCCGGGGGTTTTTCGTTTGCCCGGGAGGCGGAGATGTAGCCCCATGCGCGTCACCGTCACGGTCGGCCCGGGCGCCGCCGCCTTCGCCGCCGGCCTCGCCGCGCTTCCGCCCAAGGCGCAGCGCGCGATGGTCGAGGGGTTGAACGAGGGCGGCGACAAGACCCGCACGCCCGTCCGGCGCGACCTGCGCGATCAGACGGACGTCAAGGCCTACGGCTCGATCGTCAAGCGCACCGACACCAAACGGGCGCACCCGGGCAAGCTGTCCTACGAGATCCTCGGCACCGGCAAGGGCATGCCGATCCTGGAGTTCCGCGTCAGCGCGGGCGTGCGCCGTCCGGTCACCGCCACCCCCTGGGGTGTCGCCCACACCTTCGCCCGCTCGTTCAAGACCTCCGGGCAAGGGCTGCTGCGGGCGCGCCTCGGACCGGGGCGCATGCCGATCCGCGCGCTCTACGGCCCGTCGGTCGCCAAGGAAATCGTCAAGGACCGCACCGCCGCGCACTTCCTCGCCGACGCCGCCCCGCGGGTCGAGGCGGCGGTGATGAAGCGGCTCGCCCGCATCCTGCCATGACCGGGCGCCGGACCCCGCCCCCTCCGCCGCCCCCGGGAGGGGGTAGGCCGCGGGTCCCTCCCCGGCGGGAGAGGACTGCGGGCGCCAAGCACCCGGGATTTTTCTAGTTGCTCGGTTTGAAAACCGATGCACAGGTCTGCACAGGCATGAGCACAGATTGCACAGATCTGGTCTCGATCTCGGAACTGCACAGGCGCTTGACGGCGGACGGGGTCGCTATCAACCGCTCGACCCTGTCGCGTTACATCACGCGCTATGCGGACGCCTTGAATCCGGTGATCCACGGGCGCGACACCCTAGTCTCCTACGCCGCGGTGGTCCGGCACCGGGCCGAGAACATCAACCTGCCCGCCGCGGCTCCCACCGGACGCCCCTCCTACGAGGAGCCCCGGCGCAATGGAGCGGCGAAGGCCCGCAAGGAGGAAGCTGACGCAGGGCTCCGGGAGCTCGAACTCGCCAAGGCCCGCGGTCAGCTCACCGCGACCACCGAGGTGGTCGAGGCGGCCCGCGAAGCCGTGAGTGCGCTGACCCAGGCCTTCGACCTCGCGCTCGCCGACACGGCCGAGCGTCTCGCCGCGGCGACCGGGCACGACGCCCGGGCGATCCGTCCTCACCTGCGCAAGCTCAAGGAGGCGGGCCTCGAGGCTTTCCGATCCGCCCTGACGAAAGCGCTCAGGCCCGGGGGAGGGGCACCAGTCGGGCCCGACGCGTGACCCCATGATGGCAGATCATGAGCACGACGCCTCTCTCGCAACCGGCCGCGCTGTCCTGTTCGCCGCCCTCGCTGCGGCCTGCGAGCCGGTTGAAGAGTTGACGGTGTCGCAATGGGCCGACCGCTTCCGGCACGTGTCGGCCGAATCCGGCTCGCCGTTTCCGGGTTTGTGGTCGACCGACCGAATGCCGCATCTGCGCGAGCCGATGGATTGCCTGCATCCAGATCACCCGGCAGCGAGCGTTACGCTCAAGTGTTCGGCGCAGATCGGCAAGTCCGAGGTCATCGTCAATTGGTTCGGCTATATCGTCGACCGGGCGCCCGGGCCGATGATGACCATGCTGCCCTCGCTCGACGAGGCGGTGAAGTTCAATCGGGTCAAGCTGCAGCCGACCATCGACGCGAGCCCCCAGATCCGCCATCGCGTGCGGCCCGAGAACTCGCGCGACGAGGCAGCCTCGACCACCTCGTTCAAGCGCTTCTCGGGCGGGTTCAACCAGATCGTCACAGCCTCCTCGTCGAAGGGGCTGCAGATGGTTTCGATCCGCTACATGGCGCGCGACGAGATCTCGGAATATCCGTTCGACACCGACGGTCGCGGCGACCCAATCGGCCAGTCCAAGGCACGCCTCAAGACCTACACCGGCCTCGGGCTGGCCAAAGAGCTCAACTGCTCGACGCCGAGCTTCGCGGGCCTCTGCCGGATCTCGATCCTGTTCGAGGCGGGTGACCGCCGCCGCCGCTACGTGCCCTGCCCGCATTGCGGCGCCTTCCAGGTTCTGACGCCGGCCAACCTGCAGGCGCCGAGCGAGGCGACCCGGGGGCGGGCGACCTTCGGGTGCCAGAACTGCGGGGCGCTGATCGACCAGATCGACCGCCCCGCGATGCTGGCGGCCGGCCGCTGGATCCCGACCTGGGTGCCCGAGGGCACGGCCCCGGTGCCGGAGGTGATGGCGGCGGACGAGATCGCCGCGTGGGCGTGCGAGCCCTGCACCGGACGCGTCGCCGGTCGCCAGCCGAGCTACGCGATCTGGGCCGCCTACTCGCCGCTCGAAGCGTGGACCGACATCTGGAAGCGGGGCGAGGACGCCAAGGCGGCGCCGATCCTGATGAAGGCCCACGTGCAGCAGGATCTGGGCGAGGCATATGAGGCGAAGTCCGACGCGCCGGCCTGGGAGAAACTGCACGCCGCCCGCGAGCCGTTCCCGCCCCGGATCGTGCCCTACCCGGCGGCAGTGCTCACCGGCTTCATCGACGTCCAGGGCAACCGCCTCGAGTGGGGCGTGTGGGCCTGGGGGCCGCGGCTGGAGGGCTGGCTCATCGACCGGGGCGTAATCCCGTTCCCGGCCGAGATCGACGAGGCCTGGGACGCGGTCGACGCGTTGCTCGCGCGAACCTACCCGACGCAGGGCGGCGGCGAGCTGCCGATCGACGTCGTCGGCATGGACACCGGGTTCAGCGCACCGGACCTGTACCTGCGCATCCGCGGCCGGTCGCTGCGGCTCAAGGCCTGCAAGGGCGCCAACAAGCCCGACGCGATTCCGCTCACCGTCGCGGTGGTGAAAATCCGCGACAAGACCGGGCGCGAACGGGGCGCGGTCGAGTTGCACCACATCGGCAACTTCGGATTGAAGGGCCGGATCTACCAGGGCCTCGCGAACCTCGTGGCAGGCCGCGATGCCTCGGGCCGGTTCAAGCCCGAGACGTTGCACCTGCCGATGGATCTCGTCGACGAGGCCTACTGCCGCCAGCTCACCGCCGAGATCCTCGTGGATCCGCGCGAGGAGGCGAAGGGCAAGTCGCGCCGCTCCCTCCACCAGCGCTCGGGCGACCAGCGCGTGTGGATGAAGAAGGCCGGTCAGGCGAACGAGGCGCTCGACATCGCGGTCGGGGCCCGCGCACTCGCCTTCGGCCTCGGCGTCGACGGCTACAGCCCGCAGCGCTGGGCCGAGTTGTGGCGCGAGCGGGCGATTGTCCCGAGTGCCCCCGATCTCTTCGCCGGCTCGCCCGAGACGCCTCCCCCCACCGCGGCGGCCACACCGGCGCCAGCAAGGGCCACTCCGCGCCTGTTCGCTCTGGCGAAAGGTAAGCCGGCGGGTGGTTCGACCACGAAGACCTCGGCTCTCGCCGCCCTCGCCGCCCTCAACCGGAGCTGATCACCAATGGCCACGCAGGCGATGCTCGACGAAGCCCGCGCGGCCTACCACCGGATCGTGACCGGCAAGGGCGTCGCCGAGGCGCGCGGAGCCGACGGTCGCACCGTCAAATGGCACCCGGGCAACCTCGCGGAGCTGCGCACCTATATCTCCGGCCTGGAGAAGGCGCTCGGCGTGCCGAGCATGTTCGCACGCACCCGCGGCCGCCGGGTGCTGTTCGGATGAGCGCCCCGACCATCCTCGGGCCCGACGGCAGCCCCATGGTGCGCCCGGCGCCGGTGCCGGCGCCGCGGGTCCGGTCCGCACCGCCGGCCGCGCCCCGCACCGCCATGACCTCGTTCGCCGGCGCCTCGCACACCGACAGCGATCTCGCGCTGTGGGAGCCTACCCACGCGTCGGGCGCCTCGGCGCTGTTTGGCGAGCGCGACACCCTGGTCGCGCGGGTGCACGACCTCGCGCGCAACGACGGCTGGGCCTCGGGCGGCATCACCCGGCAGGTCGACGCCATCATCGGGGCCGGCTGGCGCCTGTCGGCCAAGCCCAACGCCCGCTCGCTCGGCCTGCGCACCGCGACCGGCGCGATCGACTACGACGCCGCCGACGAGTTCGGCTCGGACATCGAGGCGGCGTGGCGCGACTACGTCGAGGATCCGGACTGCTGGTGCGATGTCGGGCGCCGCTTCACCATGGGCGGGCTCCTCGCGCTCGCGTTCCGCCACCGGATCATGGACGGCGAGGCGCTCGCCGCGCTCCTGTGGCGGCCGCGTGGCGGTCCGTTCGCGACGGCGGTCCAGATCATCGACCCAGACCGCCTGTCGAACCCGAGCAACGGCTTCGAGCAGAAGTACCTCCGCCAGGGCGTCGAACTCGACGGCGACTTCGCCCCGGTCGCCTACCACATCCGGGTCTCGCATCCCGGCGACCTCTATCTCGGCACCGACCCGTGGCGCTGGGAGCGGGTGCCGCGCGAGACCTCGTTCGGCCGGCGGGTGATGGTGCACGCCTACGAACCGGAGCGGGCCGACCAGATCCGCGGCACGCCGCTGCTCGCTCCGGTGATCAAGAAGCTCAAGATGCTCGGCCGCTACGACGAGGCCGAGTTGCAGGCGGCGGTGCTCAACGCGATCCTCGCCGCCTTCATTGAGAGCCCCTACGATCACGATCAGGTCGCGTCGCTGATGAGCGACGGGGACGCGGCCGAGGAACTCTCGGCCTACCAGCGCATGCGGCTCGGTTTTCACGAGGCCGCTCCGCTCAAGCTCGGCGGCGTGAAGCTCAACTTCCTGTCGCCCGGCGAGAAGGTCTCACTGACCAACCCCAACCACCCGAACCAGGTGTTCGAGCACTTCACCCGGGCCTCGCTCCGCAACGTCGCTTCGGCGATGGGCATGACCTACGAACAGCTCTCGATGGACTGGGGGCAGGTCAACTATTCGTCGGCCCGGGCCGCATTGCTCGAAGTCTGGCGCGGCTTCACGGCGCGCAAGGAGCACTTCGCTGCCCAGTTCATGCAGCCGATCTATGCGGCGTGGCTGGAGGAGGCTCTCGACCGCGGCATCGTGCGCGCACCCAAGGGTGCGCCGCCGTTCCGGGCGAAGAAGGCCGCCTACTGCGCGGCGAAGTGGATCGGGCCGGCGCGCGGCTGGGTCGATCCGCTGAAGGAGGCCTCGGCCGCGATCGAGCGGCTCGATGCCGGGATGTCGACGCGCGAGCGCGAGGCGGCCGAGCAGGGCTCCGACTGGCAGGAGGACGCCCAGCAGCAGGCGCGCGAGCGCCGCTACCTCCAGGCGCTCGGGATCGACCCGGACGCCGAGGAGGGCAGGGGCCGCAAGGCCCGCCGTCGCGCGGCGCGCGAGGACAAGGACGACGAGGGCCGGTGAGCCCTCACGCGTCGCGAGGGAGACCGATCATGTCGAACCTGATGGCGGCCCTCTTCCCGGAGGGCCGCGGCGCGCTCGTGGACGAGGGGGCGGCCGGCGAAATCGCCGCCTGCCTGTCGGCTGCGATGAGCGATCCGCGCGCCCCCGAGCTGATGAGCGTGCAGGGGGCGGCCGAGGACGGGTTCTGGCCCGCGCCGGGGCACTGGATGACCGCCTACCGCCCCTACGTGGTGGCGAACGGCGTGCTCCAGATCCCGGTCAAGGGGGTGCTGCTCGCCAACCTGTCGCTTGCCTGGGGCGCCTACGCCACCGGCTACGTCTACATCCGCCGGGCGCTGGAGCGCGGGCTGGCAGACCCGCAGGTCAAGGGCATCGCGCTCCTGTGCGACAGCCCGGGCGGCGAGGTCGCCGGCAACTTCGATCTCGTCGACGCGATCTTCGCGGCGCGCGGCACGAAGCCGATCCGCGCCTTCGCCCACGAACGTGCCTACTCGGCGGCCTACTCGATCGCCAGCGCGGCCGACCGGATCGTGGTCTCGCGCACCGGCGGCGTCGGCTCGGTCGGCGTCGTCACCTCGCACACCGACGCCTCGGTCGCGCTGGAACGCGCCGGGCTCAAGGTGACCTTCATCTTCGCCGGCCGCCACAAGGTCGACGGCAATCCGACCGAGCCGCTGCCCGACGCCGTCAAGGCCCGCTGGCAGGCGCGGATCGACGAGCTGATGGACGTGTTCGTCGCCACGGTCGCCCGCAACCGCGGGATGAAGGCCGAGGCGGTGCGCGCGACCGAGGCCCTCACCTACACCGCGAGCCAGTCGATCGCGGCCGGCCTCGCCGACGAGATCGGCTCCCTCGCGGACGCCGTGGCCGCCTTTGCGGCGGACCTCAACCCCAGTTCCGAGGACGAGACCATGTCGACGATCACCGAGGCCGACCACGCCGCTGCCGTCGCGAGCGCCCGCAGCGCCGGCGAGACCGCCGGGCAGGCGGCCGGCGCCGCGAGCGCCAAGACCCGGATCCAGGCGATCCTCGGCGCCGACGAGGCCAACGGCCGCGAGACCCTCGCCCAGCACTTCGCCTTCCAGACCGACCTGCCGGCCGAGGCCGCCGTCGCCGCGCTCGGCGCCGCCCCGAAGGCCGCTGCCCCGGGCGGCTCGGGCCTCGCCGCCGACATGGCCCGTGAGGGCCAGCCGAACCTCGGCGCGCCGCCGGCCGACCAGAGCCGGATGAGCGAGACCGACAAGGGGGCGGCCGCCGCCAAGGCGCTCCTCGGCAAGGCCTGACGCCCGTCCCATCCCTCTCGCAGAAGGCCCCCGGCCATGGATTACGGCACCTTCGATCCGACCTCCCTCATCGTCGGCGACTGCCCCAAGCACCGTCCGATGACCATCGCGGCGGGCAACGCGTACCCCCGCGGCACCGTGCTCGGCCGCATCACGGCGACCGACAAGTACGTGCGGTCCGTCCGGACCGCGAACGACGGCTCGCAGGCCCCCGTCGCTGTGCTCGCCGCCGACGTCGACGCGACCGCCGCCGACACCATGGCGCCGGCCTACGACGACGGCCAGTTCGCCGCCGAGCTCCTCGGGCTCGATGCGAGCTGGACGGTCGTCCAGCTCCAAGCCGCGTGGCGTCAGGCCGGCAGCCGGCTCTACGCCCGCTCGGTCGGCCAGAACGGCTGACCCGCACCCTTCCAACACCCGCGTCGCGCACAGGAGCCGTTCCGGCTCCTGATCCGTTTCAGGAGCCTCGCTCACCGATGTCGATCAACGTCAACTCCACCGCGGCGCTGCTCGGCGCCTTCGGCGTGCTGGACCGCGCCCGCCCCGTCCTGCTGACCCTGTTCTTCCGGATGATGCAGACCTTCGAGACCGAAGAGGTCTACTTCGACCGGGTGCAGCGGGCCCGTCGCCTCGCCCCGCTCGTCGTGCCGACCGTCGAGGGCAAGCCGGACCGCTCGCGCGGCTACCAGACCCTCGGGTTCAAGCCGCCCTACCTCAAGCCCAAGCACCCGATCGAGCCGATCAAGGCGCTCAAGCGCGTCGCCGGCGAGCGGTTGCTCGGCGACCTCAGCCCCAAGCAGCGCTTCGACCTCGCTCTCCTCGATAACATGCTGATCGAGGACGACGAGATCACCCGGTTCGAGGAGTGGATGGCCTCGCAGATCCTGCGCACCGGCGCGGTGAGCTGCAAGAGCGACAACCACCCCGAGGTCTACGTCGATCTCCAGCGCAACCCGCTCCACACCACCGCCCTCACCGGCGCGCTGCGGTGGGGGCAGACCGGCGTCGATCCACTGCAGAACCTGCGCAGTTGGGCGACCACGGTGCAGAACAACTCGGGCTTCCACCCGGGCGTCGTCGTGATGGATCCGCTCGCGGCCGACCTGTTCATCAACGCGCCCGGCGTGCTGCGGGTGATGAACGCCTTCCGCCAGACTTCCGGCAACGTCGACCTCGCCGGCAAGGTCGCGGGCGGCGCGCTCGGCGAGGAGGTGCAGTACCTCGGTACGATCGGGCAGTTCGACATCTTCGTCTACCAGCAGATCTACACCGACGCGGCCGGCGCCACCCAGAAGATGATGCCGGACTACACGGTCATCATGGGCAGCCCGACCGGCTGCGGCGGCGTGCGGACCTACGGCGCTGTCATCGACGCCGACGCGATCGACGGCGCGCCCGACGACGGCAGCGCGGTCAACCGGGTCGCGATGAGCCGCTTCCCGAAGGTGTGGAAGAACAAGGACCCGGGCGTGTGGTTCTCGATGACGCAGTCGGCCCCGCTGCCGCTGCTCGGCTGGGCCGACGCGACCTTCTGCGCCACCGTCAACTGACGGTGCGCCGGCGGCGGCCGTGAATGCGGCTGCCGCCATCCTCCTCGTTCCCTCATGGAAGGTTCGGCCCGATGGCCCTCAAGAAGATCATCCCGGCGGTCGCGCTTCACCGTCCGAAGAAGGATTTCAAGCCGTTCGAGTACGATACCCTCGGCGGGGTGCTCGGCGGCAAGTACAGCGTCGAGGTGGTGGCGCCGGGCACCCCGGTCGAGATCGACGCCGACGAGGCCGACGAGCTGATCGCCCGCGGCCTCGCGCAGGAGGTGAAGACCAAGGCCGAGCCGCCGGCCGGCACGGCATCCTGATCCGCCCATGGCCTCGCTGTTCGCAGACGCCATGGCGGAGGCCGACGCGGTTCTCGTCGAGGAGTTCGGCGAGCGGGTGCGCATCGAGCCGCGCCTCGCCCTCGGCCCCGGCCGGGGCGAGTTGAGCGGGCCGCGCCCCGACCCCGAGCGAGAGGTGCGTGAGGTCCGCGCACAGTTCACGCTCCGGGGGGCCGTCGACACCCTTGAGGGGGTGCGGCAGGGCACCAAACTCAACGGAATGACGCGGTTGGCGGTCGCCGAGGCGCATCTGCGGATGTCCGCGGCCGTGCTCGCCGGGCTCGGCTACCCGCTCCAGGCCGACGACCGGATCGTGCTCGTCGAGCGCGCCGGCCAACCGGCCTACGCGATCGTCAAGCCCGAGCCGTCGGACCTCGCCGACGGCCGCTACCCTCTCGTCGCGAGCCGGTCATGAGCCTCGTCGGTCTCGCCATCCGCACCTGCCTCAAGCGGGCGCTCCTCGACGTCACCTTCGCCGAGGAGCGGGTCTACGACAGCCTCATCACCCCGCTCGACGAACTCGCCTTCGAGGGCACGAAGCCCCTCATCGTCGTGTCGGTCGACGACGACGAGCGCCGCGCCGCCAAGGAATCGCCTCGCCGGCTCGACCGCTACCTCGACGTCGTGATCGAGATGACGCTGGCCGGCGGGATCGAGGTCGTCGAGGGCGAGGCCCGGGTGCTCGTGCCGCACACCGACGCAGGCCTCGAGTTGACCCTCGACGTCATGGCCTGGCAGGTGCGCCACGCGCTCAAGGACCCGACGAACCCCTGGGCCGAACTCTACCGGACCTTCCGCGGCAGCGTGCGCGGGATGGTGACCCGGCGCGGCGCCAGCACCGAGAAGGGCGTGCGGTTCGCCGCGCGCCAGATCATCCTCACCCTCGATCCGCTGCTCGACCCCGAGCGCGGGCGCGGCGCGCCGCCCGAGCCGTGGGACCGGCTGTTCGCGAAGATGGCCGCCGACGACGAGCTGGCCGCCTACGCCCCGGTGCTGGCCGCGCTCCTCACCGGCTCGACCCTGCCGCCCTGGCAGGCACTCCAGGCGCAGCTCGGCCAGACCCGCGACGTGATGGCGGCGCTCGGCTACGACGCGCTGCCCGGCGCCGAGACCGAGCCGCCGGCGACGCGGCTCACCATCGACACCCCCCGCGGTCCCCTCGTCGAGGCGGCCGCCCCGCCGTAGGGCTGATTATGAGCGATCTCGCCGACCTCCTCGCCGTCGTCCAGGCCCAGGCGCGCCAGATCGCGGCGCTGGAGGACCGGGTCGCCAAGCTGATCCGGGTCGGTCCGGTGACCGACAGCGAGCACGGCAAGGGAGTGCGGGTCGATCTCGGCGGCGGCGAGGACGGCAAGCCGAACAAGTCGACGTGGTTGCAGAACGCCGACGCGACCGGGGCGACGAGCGTGCGCCCGCGGGTCGGCGATCAGGTGGTGGTGCTCAGTCCCAACGGCGACCAGGAGCAGGGCGTCGTCCACCCGTTCGACCATTCCGACGACCGCAAGAACCCGGCGCCGGACGGCGAGACGAGCGTGCTGTGGAAGCGCGACGGCGTCACCCACACCGTTCGGGACGGGGTTTGTACGATCGAAGCCAAGACGATCGTGCTGAAATCGGGGGGCGTGTCCTACACGCTGGACGAGAACCACACGTTCAAGGGCGGCAAGGTCAAGCACGACGACAAGAACATCGGCGCGACCCACGTGCACCCTGGCATCGAGCGCGGGCCCTCGAAGACCGATCCGCCGGATCCGTAACCTTCGGAGACATCCATGGACACGAAGCTGTATCGCGTCACCGCGGCCGCGCCGGCGCGGCTGTTCGGCCGGCGCGCCGGCGAGGGCGACCTGCTGACCCTGACCGAGCGCGAGGCGCGCTTCGAGGTCGACCAGGGCTGGATCGAGGAGGTCGCCGACACGCCGACCGCCGTCGTGATGGGCTCGGACGGCCCGGGCCTCTCCTTCGGCACCCTGACCGAGTAGACCGGCCATGGCCTCCTGCGGCCTCGACCGCGTCACGGGCCTGCCGATCACCGACCTCGCCCACGTCGCCCAGCACGTCGAGACGCTCTACGCCACGCGCCTCGGCCAGATGATCATGCTCGGCCACTACGCCGGCGGCCTGCCCGAGATCCTCGGCAAGCGCATCACCCCGCGCAACATCGCCCTCTACCGCCTCCTGCTCGCCCTGCCGATCGCCACCTGGGAGCCGCGGCTGTCCGTCGTGGCGATCCAGGCCCAGGGCAACACGGCAAGCGCCGTCGTGCTCGGCGAGATGCGCTTCCAGGTGCTCGCGCACTACCGCCCGCGCGGCCATCTCGGCGACCTCGCCGTCGAGGGCGGGGTGCGCGGCTTCCGCCTCGGCGCGACCGCCAACCGGCTCACCTTCGCCCTCGACACCCTCGCCTGATCCGAAGGACCCGCCATGGCCGTCACGCGGCGCTTCGCCGACATCGACCTGTCGCGCCTGCCCGCGCTGCCGGCCCAGCCGGACTTCGACGCGGTCTTCTCCGCCCGCATGGCCGACGTCGCCGACCGGCTCAACGCCGCCGGCATCCCCTACGACGTCGGCAGGAAGATCGCCGGCGACACCGTGCCGATCCTCCAGCGCGCCGCGGCCTACCGCGAGGTCTACGTCTACGCCGCCTTCGACGCGGCGATCCGCGCCGTCCTGCTCGCGACCGCCTGGGGCGTGTTCCTCGACCACCTCGGCGCCAGTCAGGTGCCGCCGGTCGAGCGCCTGCCGCTCGTCACCGAGCCGCGCGCCTACGCCGAGGCCCCCGAGGACTGGGAGCTGGACGACGACTTCCGCGCCCGCATCCAACTCGCGCCCGAGGCCCTGTCGACCTGCGGGCCCGAGGGCGGCTACCTGTTCTTCGCGCTCTCGGTCGCCGGCGTGAAGGCGGCCGCGGCCTACGGGCCGATGAGCTTCGGCGGCACGCCCGACGCGCCGTTCGCCCCGCTCGGGCAGGTCCGCGTGCCGATCGTCGCCACCGCGGCCGCGAGCGCGGCCACCGGCGGCAACGGGGCGGCCCCGGCCGCGCTCGTCGCCGCCGTGCAGGCGGCGCTCTCCGACCGCACCCGCCGGCCGCTCGCCGACTTCGTCGTGGTCGAGCCGGCGCCGATCCTGACCTACCGCATCGAGGCGGTGCTCTACGTCGGCCCGGGCGCCGACCGCGGCGTGGTCAAGGCCGAGGCCGAGCGGCGCCTCGCGGCGCAGGCCGCGCGCCAGCACCGGCCGGGCGCGGCGCAACTGCGCCAGATGCTGTTCGGTGCCGCCTACGTGCCGGACGCCTCCGGGGCGATCCTCGTCGAGGAGGTCGACCTGATCGCGCCGGCCGCCGACGTCAACGCGGCGGCGATCGGCCCGGCCTCGCCGTCGGCCGCCTACGCGGCGCCCTACTGCACCGAGATCGTCGTGCGCGTCGAGACCCCCGATGAGTGAGCGACCCGAGCGCCTCGACCTCCTGCCCGACCACGCCACGCCGCGCGAGCGGGCGCTCGCCGGCACCGACGGGCGCTTCGAGGACATCGAGGCCGACCGGGTGCGGCGCATCGGCGGGCCGGCGGTCGCGGAAGTGCCGGCCGACTACCTGCCGCAGCGCGCCTGGGGCGCCTCGGTCGACGTGTGGGATCCGGACTGGCCGGAGGCGGTGCGCCGCGACGTGATCGCGTTCGCCCCGGAGGTGCACCGCTACAAGGGCACGCCGCGGGCGGTGACGCGGGCGCTGGCGGCGCTGCGGGTGACCACCCGCATGACCGAGTGGCACGAGACCACCCCGCGGGGGCGGCCCTACACTTTCTCGGTCGTCGCGCTGGCGCGCTCGCGCCTCTACGGCGGCTCGCCGGTCCTCGACGAGCGGGTCGTGCGGGCGATCCACGCGACCGTGATGCGGATCAAGCCGCTGTCGCGGGCCTTCGATCTCGCGGTCGGGGTCGAACTCACGGCCGAGCCGAGCCTCGCCGCGGCGGGCGTCGGGGTGCTGCTCGACGGCCGCATCGCCGAGGCCGGGCCCGCGACCGACTTCGCCGCCGACATGAGCGTGGCGGCGGCGGGCGTCGGGCTGCTGCTCGATCACCGGGTCGTGGATGCCGGGCCTGCGACCGATTTCGCGGCCGAGCCGGCGCTCGCCTCGGCGGGCGTGGGTCTCCTCCTCGATCACCACCTCGCCGAGGCCGGTCCGGCGACGGCCTTCGCGGCCGGGTCCGGCCTCGCGGCGGTGGGGACCGCCTTCCTCCTCCTCTCCGTCACAGCCGAGGCCGCATGAGCGACGTCGAACCGATCAAGCCGACGATCACCGCCGCAGGGATCGCCAAGGCACGGGCCGCCACAGAGGGCGGCTTCAAGGTCAGCATCACCCATGTCGGGCTCGGCGACGGCGCCGGCGCCGGCTACACCGTGACCCGGGGGCAGACGAAGCTGGTCCGCGAACGGCTCAAGGTGCCGATCGGCGGCGGCGAGGTGATCGGCGAGGACACCGTCGCGCTCAACACGATCATCCCGCCCGGCGAGACGTTCCCGATCCGCGAGCTGGGGTTCTACGCCGACGACGTGCTGTTCGCGGTGTGGAGCGAGTCGATCGAGCTGGCGGCGCGGCCGACGCGCGCCTCGCTGATCCTGCAATTCACCCTCCGCCTGCTCGGCATCCCCTCCGACGTCGTGACCGTGTCGACCTCGGGCATGAGCCTCAACATCAGCATCGCCCCGGCGATGACCGACCTCTCGCTCGCAATCGTCCAGCTCCAGGAACGCTCCCTGTCGCAGGACGTCGCGCGCTTCTCCGACGTCATCCGCAGCACGTACCGCTAGGGACAGGTCATGAGCCTCGAAAGTCAAGTCGCCGCCCTCGTCCTCGCCGCAGGCAATCTCCTGCAATTGCCGCAGACCATCGCCACGACTGCGCAGGAACAGATCGCCGCTGTTTCGCTCGCGTATCAGAACGCGATCGCGCGGGCGGATATTCAGAAGTACGTGTCGCAGAGCACCGGGCTCGATACGAACGCCGGGACGCAGTCGGCTCCCTACCGCACGATCAACCGTGCGCTCGCCGACTGCGTGCCGGGCGGCCTTCTGACCGTCATTCTGATGTCCGACTACAACGTGTCGGAGCATATCCGGATCTTCAACAAGCGCCTGCGGGTCGCGAGCTTCAACCCGGCCAGCCCCGCGGTCATTACCTTCAACAAGTACGGCATCACCGCCGAGAACGTCCGCGCCGCCTATCGCTTCACGCTCGAAGGCGACGCCTACGTGTCGCTCCTGGCGGTGCGGATCGTCGTTCCCAACTCCAGCGGATACACCGCGTTCACGCGAGACTTCCGCTCGGCGATCATCGGCCCGCCCGACGGTGCGTCCGACAGCATCTTCGTGCGGCAGGCGGCCGGCCTGCTCGGCTGCACGCTCGACATCCCGTCCGACAACCTTGGCGCGGTCATCAGCGGGCCGATGGTGCAGCTCTACGCCTCCAATCTCACGATCGTCGGCCAGTCGATCCTCGGTCGGCTGATTGACAAGTACACCAACACCGCCGGGACGACGGCGGCGGCGGCGCCCGACGTCTTCACCAATCTTCCCAACTTCTGAGGGTGTGAGCTGTGAACCTCGCGAATGCAGTGATCGCCGCCGTCGAGCATGGCGGGCGTTACTACTACCAATGCACGCCCGAGCACCTGCGGGCGCAGGGCGTGCCCGATGCGGCGTTCCTGCCGGTCGTCAAGGCGGCGCTCAAGGCGGCGATCGACGCGCAGGCCGAGGCCCTGCGCGGGCTCCTCATCACCGCCGGCACCGGGCAGGCGATGGAGTATCAGGAGAGCCAGGCGCAGGCGTTCTCCGCCCTCGGGGAGCCGGAGACCGCGACGGCCGAGCGCTACAAGATGCTCGCCGCCACGATCGGCCTCGACGTCGACCCCGTGACCGGGGCGCCCGCGACCGACGTGCTCGGCGTCGCCCGCTCGATCAAGGCCGCCTACGACGCCTGGGAGACCGCCGGCGCCGCGATCAAGCGCGGCCGCCTCTCGGCCAAGGCGGCGATCGACGCCGCTCCCGACCTCGACGCCGCCGCGGCCGCCTTCGCGGCGGTCGAGTGGCCGGCGCTGGCCTGATCCTCGCCCCGGCGCCCGGTGCGCCGGTCCCACCACCCCCTCGCCGTCAGGGCCGCCCTCGGGCGGCTTTTTCTTTGTCCGGAGAGCGCCCGTGACCGCCCCGTATTTCGGCTATGACACCTCGCGGCCCAAGGACGACATCGTCGCCACCTCGGGCGCCGACTTCTCGAAGGTCGGCTACTGCTCGACCTCCGACGACGCCGACCCGGCCGTGTTCCCGCCCGACGAGCCGGTGCGGTTCACCTCGACCGACCCGACCTATCTGGCGAAGCTCGGCACCGGCTACCTCGCCGACGCGGTCCGCGGCCTCAACGCCCAGCTCGGCGGCTACGGCGCCGACCTCACCGTCGTGCGCGTGCCCGAGGGCGCCGGCGCCACCGCGGCGGCGCGGCTCGCCGCCACGATGGCCCGGATCATCGGCTCGGCCGGCAGCCAGACCGGGCTCTACGCGCTGCGCGCGGCGACCCAGCACGTCAAGATGACGCCGCGGCTCATCGGCGTGCCCGGCTACACCGCCCAGCAGCCCGACGGGCTGCTGGTCGCCAACCCGATCGTCGCAGCGCTGCCCGAGCACCTGGAGGCCCTGCGCGCGGTCAGCGTCGTCGACGTCGCCGCCGGCACCAAGGAGGCGGCGATCGCGGCGCGCGAGACGATGTCGTCGCAACGCCTGATCCCGCTCGGGGTCGCGGCGCGCGTCTACGAGACGATCGGCAACCAGTCGACCCTCGTCACCCGCCCGATGAGCCCGCGCATCCTCGGGCTGTTCGTGCGCCAGGATAACAACCACGAGGGCAAGCCGTTCGAGCCGATCGCCAACCTGCCGGTGCTCGGGCTCGCCGACCTGTCGCGGCCGATCGCGTTCTCGATGATCGACGGCGCGGTCGAGGGGCAGGTGCTGCTCGCCCAGGACGTCAGCGTCGTCGTGCGCGGCGAGAGCGCCAACGTCGACGCGATCGCGGATGGCGGCTTCGTGTTCATCGGCACCGAGTCGGCCGAGACGAGCGAGCTGTGGAGCCAGTTCCATCAGGTTCGCGGGCAGGACTACCTCGACGTCAAGATGCAGAAGATCACCCGCGAGTATCTCGGCGGGCGCATCACGCCGCGCCGGGTCGAGGCGTGGTTGAAGTCGCTCGGGTTCATGCTGGAGGCGCACGTCAACGCCGAAGACCTGCTCGGCTACAAGCTCGACTTCCGCCGGGCGGTGAACTCGACCGACGAGGTGAGGATGGGTCACCTGACGGTCGAGAGCTACATCGAGCAGGCGGCGGTGTTCCGGCGCGCGACCAACATCGTGCGCCGCTACCGCCCGGCGGTCGACGCGACGATCGACGCGATCATCGCGCGGGCCGGCTCGCAGAGCGCCACCATCGTCTGATCCGCCCCCAGCCCGCGCCCCACACCGGCGCGGGCCCCGCTTCCTCGCGCCGCTCCCCCGGCCCTCCGCTAGAGGCTTCACCCCGCCATGGCCCAGGACATCCTCATCATCGAAGAGGTCGACGTTCGCCGCGCCGACGACCCGGACGACACCCGCGTGCTGACCGTCACCAAGGTCGGCCTGCCCGAGATCAAGCGCAAGGAAGCCGAGCACACCCCCGGCGGCGGCGTCGGTTCGGTCAAGTTCCTCCTGCCGATGGCCGACAGCATCGAGCCGAAGTTCTCGGTCAAGGGCCTCGACCTCGACGTGCTGCGCAAGTACGGCTTCTCGGCCGGCCAGCACGACAAGTGGACGTTCGCGGCATCCTTGCGCAACAAGCGCACGAACAAGCTCGTCTCGGTCCGCTCGACGATCCAGGGCATCGTCTCGACGTGGTCGCCGGGCGAGCACACCCCGGGCGAGCTGCTCGACTGCGACCACACCCTGGCCGAGGTGACCTATTACGACCTCGTGATCAACGGCGAGGAGATCTTCGCGTGGTCGTTCTACGGCCGCTACTGGCGCTCGGGCGGGATCGACCTGTTCGCCGAGTACCGCAACGCGCTCGGCGCCTGAGCCGCTCCCGCGGCGGTCCCGGCCGGGACCGCCGACCCGATCTCCCGCCAACCTGACGAGACGCCACCGTGGGTCACGATTTCAGCCAGTACGCGCCGGTCGGCAAGGCCGAGGCCGCGCGGATGCAGGCCGCCGAGGCGGCGCGAGCCGCGGCGCCCGCCACCTCGCCCGACGTGCTCGTCGTTCCGGTCGCATCGCCGTCGCCGGTCGGTCCGGTCATCGGTACGACCGGCGAGGGGCCGGGCCTGCACGCACTCGGCGGGTTCACGCAGCTGGCCCCTGCGCCGGTGGCCGTGCCGGCTCCCGTCGCGCCCAAGCCCGCGCCCCCCGTCTTCGTCGGCGGCCGCGAGCGCAGCGCCGTGTTCCCGCTCGACTGTCCCCTGTCCTATGACGGCCGCCTCTACGACGCCGTCGTGATGCGCCGCCCGACCGCGCGCGAGGTCGGCGCGTTCTACGACGCCCTCGCCGAGGGCGGCTTCCAGGGCTTCCCGATCTTCTTCACGCCCGAGGGCGACCCGATCCCGCACGCGGTGATCGACGCGCTCGACCCGGACGACGACGACCGGATCATGGGGCGGCTGATGGATTTTTTGCCGCGCCGGTTGCGGCTGGCGGCGGGGGAGAGCGACCCCGGTTCGCTCCCGCCGACTGGCGCGCCTACCGCGCCGACATCCTCGACGTGATCGGCGGCACCCGGGGCGAACTCGACGCCATGCCCTGGGACGACTTCTGCCGCGAGTGGCTCGTGGCACAGGCCCGCGCCGCGAGGCGCTGACGAACGGAACGAGCCCCGATGACGAGCCGCGTGTCCTCCCTCATCGTGCGGCTCACCGACGAGGTGACCGGACCGGCCGGCAAGGCGGCGGGCTCGCTCAAGCAGCTCGGCAATGCCGGCAAGTCCCTCGGGCAGGTCGCCCAGGCGACGCCCGAGGTGGCGAAGCTCGCGCGCGAACTCGATCACCTCAAGGGTAGCGTCGACCGGCTCGGCCAGCTCAAGGGGGCGGCGTCCGGCCTCGACGCGCTCGGCGCGAAGATGCGGCGCGCCAGCGCCGAGACCGAGCGGGCGGCCCGGGACCTCGCGGCCGCCGAGAAGCGGGTCGCGTTCTTCCAGCGCTCGAAGGCATCCGGCTCGGACAACTATGCCGGCTTCGTCGCCTCGGGCCTCGTCGCCGAGGCCGAGGCCCGCCTCAAGGTCGCCAAGCGGGTGCACGCGGCCGCCGAGCGCCAGATGGCGGCGACGCGGGTGCTCTACGTCGAGCAGAAGCGCGAGGTGCGCGCCCTCGCCGCCGGGATCGCCGGGGCGGCTACGCCGCTGCGCACGGTCGCCGCCGCCGAGACCGCGCTCGCCGCGGCCGCCGGCACGGCCAACGCCGCCATCGCCCGGCAGCCGGCGCTGTTCTCGCTCGCCTCGGCGCGGGCCACCGGCCTCGCTCGCAGCTACCGCGACCTCGCCGCCGGGATGAGTGCCTCGGGCCGCCAGATGATGGCGAACATCGAGGCGAGCCGCCGGATGGTCGCCGGGATGAGCGCGCCGGCCCAGGCTGCCGCGGCAGCCGCGGCCGCGCGGCGTCAGTCCGAGTTGCGCCAGGACTACCGGCAGGGCCGGCGCTACGCCTCCGGCTCGATGGCGGGCGGGGCACCGCACGAGGGCGCGGGCGTCGTCGATACCCTCGCGGGCGCCGGCGCCGCCGAGATGGCGCGGCGGACCTATGAGAAGGCCCGCGACGGCTACCTGGAGATGGACGAGGCGACCCGCCGTCAGCAGGCCGTGCTCCAGATCGACGTGACCAAGCAGCGCCCGCTCTACGAGCAGGCCTTGCGCATCGGCCAGGACACCCGGTTCTCGAACGCCGACGTGGTCAAGGCGCAGACCCGGATCGGGTCGAGCCTGCCCGACCATCTCAAGACGGCGGGCCTCATCCGGGCGGTGACCGACAACGCCAAGGACTACGCGCTCGCCATGGGCACGACCATGGACGAGGCGTCGAGCGCGATCCTCGGGCGCATGCTCGCGATGAGCTACGACATGTCGAGCCCGGACGCGGCCGCCACGTCCTCGCGCCACGCCGCCAACCGGCTGGTGCAGTTCGCCAAGTCCTCGGGAGCCGACCACAACGACATCATGGGCTACACCAAGTTCGGGGCCGCGCCCGGACAGGTGGGCGGGTTCTCGGAGGAGTTCGCCGACGCGCTCGGGGCGCAGCTCCGCCGGATCGGCTACGAAGGCGCCATGGCCGGCAACTTCGTGCGCGCGGCCGCGACCAAGCTCGCGGTGCCGACCGACAAGGGCCGGGCCGTGATGGCGGCCAACGACATCGACCACGACGACTACGTCGAGCCGAGCAAGCGGATGTCCTCCGAGGGGCTCGACAACGTCGTGCGGCTCAAGTTCGGCAAGGGCCTGACCGCGTCGCAGTCGAAGCGCATCGCCGCGCTGATGCAGGACGAGGACGTCGTCGGCTCGCGCGAGGAGTTCGTGCCGCAGGTCTCGACCATCCTGCAGGAGACGCTCGCCAAGAGAGGCAGGAAGGGCAAGATCAACGCCCAGGATGCGGCCAAGATCGCCAAGGTCGTCAATGAATACATGACGGCGACGGCGGGCGCGACCGACATCGAGCGCCTGATGCGCGATCTCGTCGCCAAGGGCCTGACCCCGGCGATGGCGAAGTATCTCTTCGGCCAGGAGCACGGCGGCCGGGCGCAGGGCCTCAAGCTCGACACGCTCAACAAGGATCAGGAGACCTTCCGCACCACGCCGAACGACCGGGCCGCGAAGATCGGCGCGGACATCAATGCCGGCTTCTACGGCGCCTATCAGCGGATGATCGGCTCGATCGAGACGCTCTACATGCGCCTCGCCCAGGTCAACGACGGTCCGCTGACCCGGTTCTACGACCGCGTCGGCAACGCGGTCGACGCGGTCTCGAACCTGCCCGACCCGGTGATCGCCTTCGGGACCCAGGTCGCCGCGGCAGGCGCCGCGCTGCTGACCCTCAAGGGCACGCTCGGCGCCCTGAGCCTGCTCGGCGTCACGACGGCGACGACCGTGAGCCGGGCGCTCGGTCGCCTCGTGCCGCAGATCGCGGCGCTGGAGGCTGGGCGGCAGGCCGGCACCGCCCTCGGCGAGACGATCAACGAGGTCGGGGCGATCGCCGCGGGCAAGCACTGGACGCCGCAGGACAGCGACGACCTGCGCGAGATGCGCGAGCGGCGCGGGGCGCTGGCGCAGCGCGCCGACGAGACCGAGGCCCGGGTGCACCCGTCGCGGCGCGGCGAGTTCAACCCGGAGATCGACCTGCTGCGCCGGCAGGTCCAGGATCTCGACAACCGCATCCGCTCGGGCGAGGAGCGCCGACGCGCCTGCGGCCAAGGCGGTGCCCCTGCCGCCGGTGCGGCCGCCGGAGTTCGGCGCGTTGGCTCGTGCGGCCGAGGAGGCGGGCCAGGATGCGGGGCGCGCCATCGTCGGCGGCATCGAGG